TTATATTCTTTCGATATTATGTACATCTATTGCACTTGTTACTGTATTGCCAATACCAATTACTGCTCGATCACCATTAACTTGAATAACATCATATTCATCATAATAAAGGTTAAATGCTCGGTCAGTGTCATAATCGACATTAAGAATAACTCTTACTTTATCACCAACTTTTATATCTGTATTATCACAGCCTTCACCATTCGAATTGTCGCTTGATATAATACAACCATCGTTGACCCAACCTGTTCCATCATTGATTAAGTAAGGATTGGCCGCCCAAGGAATAACCCTTGTAATTGTTCCACTATTAAATCCCTGTGATGGTGTAAGTCCTGATTCTGATGTTGATGAAGCATATATTGTGTCATATGTCACAAAATCACCCTCGTGATACTTTGTTGTATCTATATCAGGCTGTAAGTTTGACTCTGTATTTTCTGTTACTACATTATCATACTGTGTTAAGTCATTGCTATTAATAATCGACATAACATTTTCTACATATGTAGGACTTGTAGCATAACCGCCATTTTTAATCGCAGTAATAGCTTCAAGGGCGTCTGTTACATTTACTGCTGCTGCATAACGTTTATTATTTGTGATAAGATCGTAATAATCTCTTACACTATCAGCTGGAGTATCATATGCTCTAAATGCCGCTGTAATTGTTGTGTAGTTAACATTATCGTAGCACTCCTGCGTCTTAGAACTAAATACTTTGCCGTCCCAGCTAGAAGTAGCCTTGATTCCGAAAAATGCGTTAGCCTTTGTCATTAAGGCAGATCCGCCCCAGCCTGTCTCTAATACAGCCTGTCCGATACATATGCTTGGAAGTACAAAACCTGTACCTGCCATCTTTCTTCTTTCTGCTTCTATCTGTGCAAGTGGCACAATTAAATCTAAAAATTCCTGTTTATTCATAATATTTTTTCCTTCTTTCAATTTATAAATTTCTTAAAAATAAAAATAACACCCACAGCGTATTGCTATGCGTGCTCACTAACTAATATATTTTTCATTGCCTAATTCTGTTTTGCTTGTTGTATCTGCAAGCTCATCATCATCTGGCAGTTCTGATGTATATTTACTAAGAAATGTCTTAACATATAGCCACACATTTCTAACCGGCAGACCACATAAGACCATATTTTTTAATATGCTTACAATCTCATACGCTATATAAAGCAATGCAAAAAATCCGGAAATTCCTATACTATTTCCTATATGCTGTCTTATTTCCTCCGGCAGAAAACCAATCATGTTAAATCCTGTTATGTAGTCAACAAGCACAAGTAATATTATAGACAAAATCATTCCACATTTTCTTATTGCCCCATTAATTCCAAAACAGCTATTAAAATCTCGTTCCTTAATTGCTCTTAAGATACCAAAAATTGTATCTATTATTACCGCTATTATAACAAGCTGTATCAATTTGTTATGTGCTGCTTCTACATACATATATTTTAAGGTTATCATTTCTTTTTTCCTCCTAGAATTTTATATACTCTTTAATTAATATTCACTTTAATATTAGGTGCTCTAATCATCTCTATTGCCCTCCTTTATTTACTAAATTCTGTTACAAGCTCATTTAATTTATTTTCAAATTCTGCTGTATCTTTCGTATAAGTCGCCTTATTTGCTATATATGCCTGGGCATTAGCTATGTTACGATTTATAGACAACCCATTTTCTGAGATTGTAGCATTCATATACATAATGTCTGTTGCCACTCCATTCTCTTCTACACTGCTTGTTCCATTTAATGTTATAGATTTGTTTACATTTAACATTTTTACCCCTTTCTACCACTTCTGTGGATTTTATCCATTATTAACACCTATTGCCATCCATCTGGTTCCATATGCAAATGATGTTGTTGGTTCATACACCGAATACTTAAAATAAGTTTCTGTAACTTCAGTCAAACAAATATTTTCATTAGAGAATAATGTCGTAGGCATAACTGAAATTAATGGTGGTGCAGCATATGATTTTTGAAATGTAATAATATATTCTTTCCAGGATCCACTACCAAAATTCCAGTTAGTTCCCCATTGAACAAACGGAATCCCATAATCAGCACTTATTTTTCTACCATAGATTAAACCTTGACTTCCTATCAAACCAATTGTATTAGCACCTTGGCTATTAGCTAACCAGAAAGCACCGCCATTGTCCTCAAATCCTGCTCTTGTAACTAATTTACTATTTCTATAATAATCAAATCCATCTTTATAATATTTGGCACCATTTTTTCCTGAAATAATTTCAGATTCTTCTTTAAATATCGAAACTGCCTCATTACTAAGCATTATTTTATAGTCACTTTTATTATTTGTTTTATATATTGTAACTCCATTAAAAATGGTTCCTGTGCAGTCTAACGTATGCCCTAAAAATTGAGAAGTTATAAAACCAAATGCATTTATTTTTGTTGATGCATCCGAATTTTTTAAATTTACACTTCCATTATTTATTTCCAAATAACCATTATTCAGATTAAATGTACTTCCTGTGCTGTTTGCAACATAATTAGAGCTTTTAAGCACTCCGGCTGTAACTGTTCCCAGGTTTGCGGATATTGCAGACAATGTAGATACACTTAACTCTGCCGCTGTGATTGAATTAGCAGCTATCTGATTGGCTGTTATTGTCTTGGAAGCTATCTTTGCGGCTGTAACTGCATTGGCAACAATCTTATCCGAGGTCACTGCATTTGCGGCTATTTTTGCCGAAGTTATAGCACTTGCTGCTATTTTATCTGCATTAACTGCATTTGCCGCTATCTTTTCTGTTGTTATTGCATTGGCCGCTATCTGTGTTGCCGTAACACTGCCTGTATATATCTTTCCGCCGTTAATCAAGGTTTTATTATTTGTGTCACACCAGCCTGCAATTGTAGAACCTTTAGCTTCTGCATAATCATTTTTAGGTGTTTTGGTTGGCTCAAGATATACTGTATAACCAGTATTATGAGCTATGTTTGTTTTAGTTGTATATATTGTTACTCCATTACTCCTGTTAGGTGTGAACAGATTATATTTTGCCCCGCCACGGAGCATAAAATAAATCTGACTGTGCTGAAGAACCTGACCCACATATGCTGGCATTTTATTACAAAAACGATAATTATTCTCCTCCAAATAACCAGCGGCATCTGTTGTTCCCCAGCCACCTGCTAATACTCTTAAAATAAGATTGCAAGTAAAACCTTGATTATGCGTAGACCATACAGGTTTAGAACCGCTATTAAGCTGAACATTACATTCATAGTTATGTAAACCGTTATATGGTATAGATGAATTTATTAATACTGGATAATATGTATTCGTATCATACTTTGAATCCGTCAGATTTACTGTGGTTTGAAATCTTTTTACTGCTCCTGCAATATCATTCTGCGTAGTGGAATCTAATTTCCCTATTGTAACTGAGCCCGCTGCCAATCTGGAAGCAGATATATATCCACTTGTAATCTTTCCTGCATCTATATTGGCAATCTTGGCATTCTGTATTGTTGCATCTGCTATTAAGGCATTGGTTATAGAGGCATTTGCAATGGCATTAGTTCCGAACTGACGTAATACCCAGCCTTTGCCATCGAAGTAATACATTTTATTAGAATCTGCTGTATTAAACCATATATCATTAGTTTTTCTACTCTCCGTTGAAGGTGTTGTTGTCTGATAAAATATTGTATTCTTGCCATCTGCTGTAAGCTGTGCTCCTTCCGCAGTCTTAGAAGCCGCCGCTGATAAAAGTTTAGCCGCTTTCGCCGTGCTTAATGCACCAGCCGCATTCGTATTAGCTGTATCTGCCTTTTTTGCTGCATTTTCTATATCTTTGTCTGTTGTATTCATCCAGTCTGTGACATCTGTTCCAAACTTGGATGTATCTATTGCTCCTTCAGCTATCTGCTTACCGTTAATTGTTCCTACCGTGATATTGGCAGCCTTAAGATTGATTACCTCGATGTTAGCGGCATCTATAGTTCCACTTGTTATTTTATTAGCAGTTAAATCTACTATCTTAGCATCTGTTATGCTTCCGTCCGCAATCTGAGCTGTACCAACTGCACCTTTGTCTATCATTGCTGTCTTTATAGAGCCAGCTTCGATGTTACTAAGCTTTATGTTAGCGTACCTTAAATCTGCAACATCTGCTTTAAGATAATTGGTCTTTATATCAATTATCTCTGCATTTACAGCAGTGATTTTTTCTGCCGTAACTGTATTAGCCTTAACCCAGTCGGCATCAACCTTCTTTGCTATTAATTCCTTTGCTAATATCAAATCAGAATATATTCTTTCGTTCTGCTGTGTTGTCGGTCCTTTAAAGTCAACTTCCTGCTCTGTCTGTGTCTTGCCATAAGATGTTATAGTCATAGTAAGACCACCATCATATTCCTGCTGGATGTTCATCACAGGCACCTTGTAGGTATCTTCACCATCTTCCACAGTAATCATATCCCACGGATCCAGTCGAACATCTCCTAATGTCTTAACAGATGCACCTCTGTAACTGAAACCACTAAGCTTCTTAAAGATATTATCAAGCCTGTCCTGTGTCATAAATGGATTATCAAATGTAACACCAAGTATTCCACCGCCAGATGTTAAAGTTGTAGAGTTATCAACATTACATGATAACTTTTCCAGATTATAATTGCTTTCATCTTTCTCAAAGCTCATTATCCTTGTCACATCCAGCTTATAATCCACATCTAAATACCACTTAATAACAATAGTTCCTGTTCTATCAACACATGCAAAGCCACCTGCCATAGAAGCGATATATCCTATCATTTCCCTGTATGTATATCCCGCAGGCTTTGTTGATATCATTATCGAAGAATCTATATTACTTACATCCACAGGAACACCACAGCCGGTGCTTATCTCATTCAGAACAGATACAGCACTTGCAGGATATGTTAGATCAGATACATATAACCCTGTTGTTTTCATCATTCTGTCATATGCTGTAAATGTCGTTGTTGCCTGATCACTTTGTGGGTGCTCTGCTGTAAAAAAGCCAAGTGGAATATATTCATACTTTCCACTTGGCAGCTTTAAACCTATCTCTACTGGTATCTCTGTGTTTTCAAATAATTCATCTATCTTCTTAAGAGTAATCTCTATCTTAGCAGATACCGCCGACCCTAGCTGTAATGCTTCATCTGCTGTGCTGGACGTCTCATAGCCCAATTTTTTAAATCGGGAATTATACCATTTTCCATTAATTCTTAATCTGGCTTCAAAAGTCCTCGATGGACTTCTTATTGTTTCTTTAAAAGCTTCCGTTACATTGTTATACATACACTTACTCCTGTATCATAAACTCTATTGCAGTAATATCTTCTAATGTAGTTCCGTCATATCCTTCTGAATCGCACTCATTAACATCTTCCAGCTTAATCATATGCACATCAAGTTCTGTTTCAATGTTATACATATCATCAATTTCTTTAATTACCTCCTGCTCCTTATCTTCTGCAAACTTGTAAGAGCCATCTTCTACGACTGCATTCCCATTTTCATCCTTTAAAGCATTTTCCTTTAATACTCGTGTTCTTTCAGCGTTATATACCTCTAATTCTGCCAATAATGCTTTAAGATTTTTAGCAATTGCATAATTAACCTTAACCGGCCAATGTTTCTTTGAATTCTGTAACTTCTGTAATTCTGCTGAAATTCTGTCAATCTGTTTAATTGTAAATGTCTTTTTCATCTTCTAGCTCTCCTTATTGTTGAATAATTGACACACTTGCACTTCTATAATAGAAAATGCCATCATCTAACTCTCCTATTACGTCTTTGCTTAGTGTGCCTCTGTAACTTGTTATTGTTATATCCTGTCCATCATCGTGGAATGTTATAGGAAAGAACCCTGCAACAAGCTTACTCTTAATAAGTATCATTTCATCTTCCTGCAACACTCCCCAACTAATAGATAATGTCTTCTTCTTTGCAACTACATCACCTAACATTGTTCCGTCAAGTGCACGTCCGGTTGAAGAAGACCATATTATCTCATCATCCACTTTGATGGACACAGGAGCCGGGAGCTCCTGTCCATCACACTGTAATATCAATTCATCACATCCTTATGTAATAATCTCACATTTTCCTGTCTGCTTTGTATGTTCATTTATCTTATCAACTACATACTTCTTAAGGCTCTTTCCATCTAGCTTTATATCAAGATCTAATGTTTCCAACACTTTAAGTATCTGCTTAAGAATACTTATAGCCTCAGACAACAATTCAGCACTTGATGCCATAGCTGCTGCCTTCTGTGCCATATCAATAAGCTTATCCTCTGGAGCTACAACTTCGCCCTGGTGTCTGTTATCACCTATCATTGCAAGCTGTGGAGTATTTGGTTTTACATATCCACCTTCTGCAAGATATGGAACATTACCAAACCCAACTTCCGGTAAATCAAACCCGAAATGGTCACCACCTATAACAGGTACCCAGTCAGGCACATCAAAACTCAAACTATTTACCTTACGAACCATCCAGTTAATTCCACTTTCTAATCCGTCAAGCATCCCATTTATAAGTCCGATTACCATATTAATAGGTCCTTTGGCTATATCTGCTATCATTGAGAATATTCCACCAAATGCATCAACTATACCTTCCCAGGCTTTTGACCAGTCACCTGAAAATACACCAGCAATAAAGTCAATCAATCCACCAAATATCTGCTTTACATCACCAAATATATTGGAAACATTATTCAAATAAGCATTCATTATATTGCCTATAAAACCGAAACTATCAGAAAAATCTATGTTAAAAATATTCTGTAACCAGTTATCAAATGAAGAAAATGCTGACTTAATATTCTGCCATATGCCTTTAAACCAATCACCTGCTTTACACCATTTATCAGTAATCCAGTCCCAGCATTTTCCTGCTGCCTCCTTGACCTCATCCCAATGTTTTACTAATTCATATATTGCAATACCTAGCGCCGCTAATGCTGCGATAACCAATGTTATTGGACTTGTTAATACCGACATAGCTACACCAAATGCTGTTGTAGCTGCTTCCGCCAACCACATAGATGCTGTATAAGCAACTGTAGCCGCTGTATCTGCTATTTTAGCTGCTGTTGTTGTTATCCATTGTGCCGCATTTTTTATTAGCTCTGCTGTGGATTTTGCAAGACCAGTTACAAATTCTTTTGCATACATAGCACAAATCTGAACTGTTTCAAGCTTATCTGCTATCTTAGCTGTTACACAGCCCCAAGTTGCATCTTTAAGTTTACTGAGCAATCCAACAACACCGCCAGCATTCATAAGAAATTCTGCTAAATCTACCGCTTTCCAAGCTGCTGCAAATGCTCCTATAGTAACTACGATTGCATCAAATGGACCTTGATTATTCTTTATCCAATCAGATATACCTTCTAAGGCAAATGCCAACCCATTTAGGACATTAACAATCACACCACCAGTCCACTTTGCTACAGGTTCAAGTAAATTGTCCCAAGCCCACATCCATAATGGCTTTAACGCATCTAATGCACTATTTAGTACATCTAAACAACCTGCTAATACATCAAGAAATGCCGGAAGCAAATCCTCTATAGTCCACTTAGCCAAAGGAACAAATATATTGTAATAAGCCCATTCCAATCCAGCGAACAACTTATCTGTTAATGGTTGTGCAGCTCTCTTAAGGTTATCAAGAGATGTTATCAGATTATCAAAGGATATTGCTTTAAGTGGCTCTAATGCTTTCTTGACTTTATCTGCCATATCAGATATTGCACTAGAAACATTAGATGTACTTCCACTCACATCTGGTACAAGGTCAACGCTTCCGATTCCTGAAGATGTTCCACCTGAACTACCGCTTGAATCAGAACTATCATCTGTTGGCTCTGTCAGCTTATTTATCTGGTCAAAGCCTGCAAGGGACTTCTCAATATCCTTTGCTGTCTTCTTAGCTGCATCTCCTATTCCACTTACATTATCTGCAGCACCTCCAGCATCATCTCCTATGCCTGCTATATCAGCACTTATACTTCCCATAGAGGATGATATATCGGCACCTGTAAGCATCTGCACGAAACTAGCAAATCCATCTGCCACTTTCTGCAGTCCTGCAAGCAGACTATTAAATCCACGCAGAATAGGTGTAAACAATGCTATGAAGCCTTTACCAAGGCTAGCCTTTAACTGCTGAAACCTTAATGTAAGTATTCTTGTCTGATTCGCCCAGGAATCCTGTGTTTTAACAAAATCTCCTGTAGCATTGGACAAAGCACTTGTAACGTACTGATAACGCAGCATTACTTTTTCCTGCTCTGTCATCTTGGCTGTAGTTTTACCGAAGCCGTTATTAAGTGCATACTGGTCTAAGTTAGTCTGAGTCATAATCACGCCCAAGTCCTTGAGCGTTTCAGTCTCACCAGTCCAGATAGATTTCAGCTTTGTATATGCCTCGTCCGTTCCAAGATTGTAAAATGATGCAACATCACCGGTTAATCCTGTGACATTTTCAGCCATATCAAGTGCCGCCTTACCTGTAATACCCATAGCATTACTCATCTGGCCAAACACACCCATGTACTTCTTAGCCGATAATTCCGATAAGCCAAAGTTAGTCATAGCATTGGAAGCCCACTGGTCTGCCTGCCAGCTTAAGTCCTTAAATGCTGTATCTACGACATTCTGTACTTCTGTTACATTAGAACCTACTTCTATGCAATCTTTCGTAAACTTAGTAACTGCAGCTATACTTAGTCCTGCAGCTATCTTCTTACCAAGCCCAGAAAAGATAGTTGTTGCCTGCTTAGCTGCCTTATTAGAAGCTCCTGTAAGCTGATTAACTATCTGTGAACTATCTATTCCAAGTTCCAGAGCTATCTGACCTACTGTATCTGACATTCGCCCTCCTTTCTGACACAATTAAAAAGCTGCCTACTTCTTTGAGTAAGCAGCCTTAAAATCTCTTTGTAATCGTGTCCAATGTTCTATATACTGTGGTGTTCCTACCACTCTCTTATTACGTTTCAGAAGCCAGTCATTGTGTATCTTCTTCTGTTCCTTAGTAAAGTTCCTTATGACTTTCATATCTTTTTCTGCCCTTATGCTCACCACTCTGCCAAGCGGTGTCTCTGGCATTATTCCTGACAATAAAGAACAAAATTCCGCCCAAGACATATCATCTTCCGTTCGCAATCGTATGCCATACTGTGACAGGAAGCTTGACTCTATCAATTCCCAGTCATCATATATGTCATAATATATTTCACTATGAGGGTGTATCCTCCTCTCCATATGTACCTGTGGCAACACCCATTATTGCATTATACATTTCCTTATATTCTGGAAGCGGTAAGTCCATAGCCTCAATCTTATCTGCTGCCTCTTTGCCAATAAGCATTTCAAGAGCCTTTGTTATAAATCCCATTCCGTTGTCACTATCTTTCTTCTTTTCAGCCTCAGCAGCCATAGCCTGTACATTAAGAATTGTGTTCTTTCTGTTATTCACAGTTACCACTAAGTCATCAGTAATACGAACCATAGGTAACTGGTTTGTAATCTTCATTGATATGTCTATTACTTTAAAATCTGTCTTTGCCATTATTCAAATTCTCTCTTTCTTTTTTATTCTGTATATGGAATATATGTTGGTTTTCCATCTGACTGTGCTTCCCATTCAAGTGCATCAATGCTTGTTGAGTCTCCTCCAAGGGAAGTTACATTTATAACTGCTGGGATAAGAAGCTGGTCAAGGTTTGGGAAAATAATTGAAACCCAGGTATTACATTCCTGTCCTGTCTTTAAAGCCAGGCTTGCGATATAATCATTACCTTCATCACCATAATTACGCTTACCACCCATAGTCATACCCAATGATTTACCTGTTGTAAGTCTTCTTGTCCAGCCTGCCTGATCCATTGGATTCCATTCTTCAATTGTTCCATCTACGGATATGCTTAAGCTCTCTGCATCTTTTACAACCTTTGTTTCTACTGTTTCCGGTGTATCTGTGCTCTTTCTTCCTGTTATGCATACACCGAACTGAATTGTATGCACCGGATTAACGCCAGTAAGAGGTGTTGCTCCTGCATTATATCCAGCTAATTTAGTATTCTGTGCCATACCTTTACCTACCTTTCATAATAAATATCTAATTCTATTACACTCTCAAAGATACCTTTATCATCTGTCCCTACATCCACAGGTCCATCAACCTGCATTTTAGTAAATAGAAGCCTTGTATCATTGATTATTTTATTGTTGGTGTCTCTAAGCATATTATAGAGCTGTTCCGAGGTTTCTTCTGTATCTCTTACACTCTTATTCCAGTGTACTAATATACTTACAGACTTAATACGATAAGAGCTGTTATTTAAACCTCCTACAGCCGTCTGTAGAGGTCTTTGTCTGTTAAGATTATATACTCCTATGCTCTTATCTTTTTTATTGTCAAGCTTGCCGCAATATACATTATTATTGTCTGCAATGCCAAGACCTGCTATATAATCTCTTACATCACCTATCCCTAACATCATAACCCCGCATTTTTCTTGTATAACTTAGCAAATGTATCTGGAGCAAAATTTCTTTTCTTACCATCTTTAAGATAATCATCTAGCCACCTGCCCTTGGCATTTGCATTGCCTTCGTGTCTTTTACCTTTATCATCTACCCAAGGTGATTGATGGAAGTTATATTCAGGATGATAATATAACCTTCTTACATATGGCGTACTTGATATAAGTTCTACCTTGCCATTGGCAATATCCTGTGTATATACAAATGTGCTTTCATTTTGCAGTGTACCTGTATCCCTAGGCATTACCTGACTTTGAACTACATTCGTATGTATTGCTTCCGCTGTCTGTGCCAGCGACACCTGTGCTGCTGCCGTAAGCCTTTTCAACACTGGCATATTAAGCTTTACTGTTGATTTAACATTCTTTGCCATTACATCACATCCAATCTCACATAATTTACTGTTCCATCAGGATTACGGCATTTTGTACCCTTGTATATATGCCTTGTTTCGCCAAACACCGTTATATCTCCCTTAGTAATAAGAGGCAGCTCTGGCGCAATATCTCCAGGTATCAAAGCACATCCTTCAAGTTGTATAAGAACCTTTTCTGCCGTTAATACTGTCTTGCCGCTATCCTGATAGTTACATAAACCATCCCATATAACAGGTTCAAGAGGCTCTCCATAGACATTCCTGCCTTCCTGCTCTATCTCTACATGTATTTCTGTCTTACACATGCTCTTTAATATCAAGCAAGGGTATCTCATACTCACACCCCCAGACTTAAACAACAGAAACCTGTCTGACAAAGTATCTGGTATGTATCACGTTTTACAGCAATGCCATTCTGTACAAGCACATTCCAACTGCTGCCAAACTGCATAGATACTCCATTTACAGCATAATTCTGCAAGACACAATTAATCATGTCTTCATTCTCATACTCAAAATCAGCCATATCACAGCATACATCTATGATTATTGCCTGCTGGAACTCTGTCAGATTATCAAAGCCTCTTGAAGTTATACGATTAAAAGTAAGCGAGTCGATGTGTCGGCTCGCCTGTTTTAATCTCTTCTCAATCTGTTCTTCTGGAATAGTATTATGTTCGCTTAGATATTGCTCTTTACTTGCATATACCATAGGCTCACGCTTCCTTGACGGCTTTTATTTTCTTTAAAATGCCTTCCTGTGTTGTTGCCTGCCCAATATCAATGCCGTTGTCCTTAGCATATGCAGTTAATTCTTCAACTGTCATAGCTGTTAAATCAACGTCATTTTTATTTTTTAATCTATTAAGCTCATCAAGAACCTCTTTATACTTTTCATAAGGCACTGTCTTGCCCTTACCATAAGCTATGATATTACCTTCATTATCAGCAATATCATAGCCCTCTGCAATATAACGCTCCTGTTCCTGCTCCGTTATTGTGTATTCCTTATTTGCTTTTAATGCTTTCATCATATGCCTCCTATTCTCCTTCTACATTCATAGCACAGCCGTCCGCTTTCCTTTCAAGCAAGAACAGGTCTCCATAATTACGATTCTGGTAAAGATAGCCATCTGCTGTCCTTGAATCTGTTCCCGGTGTAAATAACTTGATATAGCTGTACTTGTCACGGCATACAACGCAGGAAGTGTGAATAAGTATCATATTAATCTGCTTTGCTGAACCTGATGCCTTACAGCCATCTGTAAAATCATATGCTGTTTTCATTCTTGCAGATGGTACTGTCTTAAGTATTACATCATCTAAACTATGAACATTACGATTAACACTATTTGCTCCGCCATTAACTGCCATTGTTCTCTGGATACCCTCTGCATTCTTCGCAATCTTCATCATCTTTGGAGTGAGATAAAGAATTCTGCCTTCCTCTGGAACACCTGCTTCATCCATAGCTGCCATCATATCATCAAATACATCCAAGAAATTAGCCGCTGTAATAGCTGTTGTGCTGATGTTGCCTGCCTTATATGTATTAAGTTCTGCGTACAGCTTAGAAAATCTATAGCTGTCCTTTTCAGGAATTGCCTGTTCTGTTTCAAACACATTCTGAATATTAGCAACTGATAATGTTAAGTTAGTTTCATCAATATCCATTGGATCTACAAAGAACTCTATATCTCTGTCGTGTGAAAGTTTCTTTGGTTCCCAGTCGTTGCTTAATGTACCAGAATTAAAACCTGGTGTTCTTGTGTGGTCTTTATAACCACTCACTGTCATTCTTGGTAACTTTATTGTCTGTGCATTGATAAATGTTACCTGTGGATTAGATTTTGTTAAGTCATCTGAACACAGCTCCTTTTCGTATTTCTGCTGTAAAAGCTGTGTAAATGTTTCTGCATATTCATATACTGCCATACTTTTTTACCTCTTTTCTTATAGTCCGAAGGCTTTCTTTAAAGCCTCCTCGTTACTCTGATTATTATTTCCTGCTGGAGCTCCAATCTGAAAACCAGAATTGTTCTCCGTACTTGGTTTTAATGCTGGTACATCTTTAAGGACCTGCTCTAAGGAAGCTTTAATATTATCCTCAGAGATTTTTCCGTCTGCATCCTTAGCTTTACTAAAATCAGCCATTTTAAGGACATACTGTAATGTCTTTACATTAATACCAAGTTCTACTGCTACCTTTGTAGCCGTAAGCTCTATACGAGCCTGTTCAGCATCTTTCTGTGCCGCTGCCACTTCGTTCTGAAGACTAGCGTTAGCGTTCTGCTGCTGTTCTACCTGCTGCTGTTTATTCTGCTTAAATGTTGCAATAGCCTGGCTTACTTCCTCCTCGGATAGTCCCTGCTGCTGGAAATAGCTTTTAAGCACAGCATTTTCTTTCTTGGCAGTTGCGGTGTCTAACATACTCTGTATTTTGTCATAGTCAATTCCAGCCGCCTGCTGATTGTTCTGACCACCCTGCTGTCCTGCCTGTCCATTATTGTTACTTCCAGCGTTCTGGTCGCCGTTACCATCTCCGCCCTCAGCGAAGAACTGTAAATTAATAGGTAATGTCTTTCTCATCACTCTATCTCCTTTCTTCCGTTTACCGCTCGTCAGCATTTTCCTAAAGTTTAGTGCCATTAAGTTTTGGGCATATAAAAAGGACACCCATTACTGAGTGTCCATAATATTGATATTAAATTGTCTATTTCATATTGTTTAATACTTCTTTAAGCCTTTTTACTATATTGTTCTGTTTTGAATATAACATATATATGGCTGCTGGTGACTCGCTAGCTTCTATAAGTGAGTCACCTTCTGCAAAAGCCGTCTGTATAAATCCTAATGTTGCTGTTGTCTGTTCCAATTCATAAAGTGCATTTTCAAAATCAATTTTAGCTGACATACTACAATACCTCCATATTCATCTGTGCATTACTGTTCTGTATCTGTTCTTTGAGTACCACAGGCAACTGATAGCTCTCAATTATGGATATTGCTATATCACACTGTCTACGCTTAATTGACTTGTAAGAAGTAACCTGAAACTGTCTTTTAAGCTCTCTGTATATATCAGTGTATACCTTACCGCTCAAAGACTTATCGTGATAAGCATTACTATCTTTACCGCCTAAGGCACGAGTTCCAACCTTACGAACTGCTGTTGTAATTCTGTCACATTCTATATTCATAAGTGGCATATCCTGCTTGAAGTCTTCAAGCTCCTGCTTAACTTCATCAATCTTATCATTAACTTCAAGGATTGCCTGACTCTGCAACTGAAGCTGTTCAAGGGCTGTACGTGACTTGCTTTTGTTTATATGTTCTTCCATATCGTGAAAACGATTGATGTATCTTGCAGTAAACTCTGTTCCCTTTGTGCCTGTAAGCTTATGCGCTATAAACTCACAGCCTTTCTTGGTTACATTATAACAAGGCATTACCTTATTCTGACTGTTTTTGTATGTACTTTCTACAAAGAAATCGGACTGTCCAATTTTGGCTTGTCCTAATTGTTCCGCATAATTCCTTATGTCCCTTAATAATTTACTATGTTCCTTTCCGACCATTTCGGCTACTTCGATACTTGTTATTGTTTGTTCAATCTTGTTCATTTTAAAATCTCCTTTCAAATCTTCTTGAAAGAAGTTTCCATCTGCATTATAATATTTACAGAAGGTAACTTCTAACCTGAACAATCGTTAGTGCTGTGGTAGGTGCAACGATTGTTCTTATTTTTGACCAGTTTCATATTTAAATCAATCTATTTTAATCATATTTCCACTCTAGTAGAATGTAATTTTTTACAATTAACAGGTCCAGAGGTTATTAATTTCTTTGATATATCGTATGCTCACCTTACCACTTTATTAAAAGCTTGTAAACCGCTGTATTTCTCTATATTTCTCGACAGTTTATACTTTTTTATTTTAATTTTTATAAATAAAAAATCAGCAAGATACGCATATGTAATACACAATAAAATTAATGCTTAATTTTATTGTTTTATTAAAAATTTATAAAAATCATTTTTGCAGCCTACCTCTGCAATCAAAAAAGACGCAGCCTTTCGCCACGTCTTAGCTTATTCTTGGGGAGGTCAGGAGCTTTCCCTGACAGGACTTCTCCCCTATGTTCAATTAAATATTTCATATGTTCCTTTCTTTTGGGCATAAAAATAGCACCCACAGCGTATTGCTATGCGTGCTTATTTGTCATTGTGTTATATTATTCCATACTATATAATCAATTACAGAGGTGATTGATTATGAAAGATGTTACATTCAAAATATTAAAAATAATGATAAATTCTTCTCTTAGAAGTTCAGAACTATCACAATATACTAATAGCATTGTGACAATAGATTCTCTTATTAAACGCAATTTAATTTATCAACATTGTAACAATTATGGCGAACCTATAGATTGTTTTAGTATTACTGATTCTGGGCGTGAATATGTACGCCAACATACCGAAGAACAGCTTAAATTTATTGTAAACTTCTTTAGTCAATTTGTTAGTGGTTTTCTTGTAGGTGTTCTTACTACTGTTATTGCTGCTTTAATCCTAAACTGGCTTACAGGAATAATCTAATTACTGCTATTGTAATACATATTCCTATTAGTATTCCTATGTGATATGTTATATTTTTAATTACCTGTATGGCAATCTCTTTTATCGTTTCCTTCATACGCAATCCTTTCTGTTGCACCGGTGCAACTTGGGTATAAAAATAACAGCTCTATGGCTGTTTATTTAATCTAATCTTCAATTCTCTTAATATCATATGCTACTGCACACTGATGTTCTATTTTACAACCTCTAGCCTTATCCCAGCCTTTAACAAAATATACAACATCAGCCTGTGATAGAAGTTCTATTGATTTTCCTAAAAACCACAATGGCTTAGCTTCTGCTGGTGCTCCTTCAAAAAAAGACTCTATAACTTCTACTTTCTCACCTAATAGCAGCTCTGCATATTCTATTGCCTTTTTCCTTGTTTCTTTTATTTCCTCGTCTGTTTTACCTGCCATAGGCTGGCTAATAAATAATTTTTTCATACTGTCTTGTCCTCACTTTCTTAAAATTAGGTATAAAAATACCACCAATCTCTCGACTGGTGGCTACTCATCTACTGTTCCTGTTCCCAAGCCCACTTTTTGAATTTCTCAGCAGCTTCTATTGCTTCTTTAGGGGCATTTTCAAGATGACACCCAATCATATATGGTTCAAAAATATCAATAAGTTTCTGTATCTCTTCTGGATATTTTACTGGCATAATTTACCTCCATTTCTTTTTATTAATGTCATATATTCCGCTTCGACTTCATCATAGCGATTTGCAAAATACATTTTCTTTGCATAATCACTTATCTTGCCTACATTAATATTTATTTATACCAAGTGCATCACTTGATATATAAATACACCTATATTAATAATTAAGAGGTTTACCTGCTTTTATCCATTCTTCAAATGTTATATCTTTAGGTAAAATTTTCCAGTTCTGTAAAACTTTAAATGTTGTTCTATTATTTTTTTCTATTTCCTCATCAGTTTTTTGGGGTGGATTTATAAATCTCTCACGCTCTTCTTTTGTTAATTTTTGTTTTTCCTCCTCCGTAAAATTAACTTCACTAAGTTCCATCCTAAGTTTAAAACATTCTTCTGGAGAAAGTTCTTTTCCTCTTTGCATTTGCTCTGCTTCTGGTAGTAAAAGCCATTCTCTTGCTGTTAACTTCATTTAATCCGCCTCCTCTAAAAGAATATGCCAAATCTCCCCGACTAATATTTTTGAAATAACTTTAAATTTACTATTTCGCTCATAAAGGACTTCATTTTCATTTAAGCCAATAGAACTTATATCTCGCCCATTTTTGGTATTTTGTATATAAATTTTTATTTTTGCTAAATCATTATATCCTTCTGTCTTTGATGTACTCCAGTATTGTTTAATTGTTATTATTGTTCCTTCAACATATTCACTTACAAATTCTTTAATTCTATCTTGCTCATCCTTCCTGTCAGAAAAATCAACAGTTCTTATTAAATTCCCATTGAATTTTGATATTTTTGACAGTGCTGCATCTAAATTGTTTACAAGTTGTTTATGTTCTGATTTTAAATTTGATAAATCATTTGCATTTCTTAAAACATCATTTATAATATATGCTTCAAAGCTCTTATATTGTGTAACTGCTTGTAATTCTTTATCTGATAAATTTATTATATCATTCTTATGCAATTCCTCAATATGTTTTTCAGAACTACCATTAAATAATATACTTTGCTCCCACTGTTCCTTCCTAGCCGCATACATCTTCTGGTTATCCGGGTCTAAGGAATACTTTGAAAGCCTGTCGAACTGCTCAACCATCCTGCCTGCATATTGCCGCTTCTGGTCCTGCTTGTAATCTTCCTTGACCTTTTCTAATTCTTCCTTGGTAAACTTACTATCTGGCTCTTCATCCAGCTCAGGAAAGTATGTTGTATGTACATCTTTGCAATTAGGTCGTCAAGGATGGTAAAGACCCGCTGCTATTGCCGAAGACATTAACGGATAATTACCATCACTTGCATCACCTCCACTCCATACATCATCTATCAGCACCTTACCAACAAATGGAAGACACTTAGGACAGGCATTAGCACGCTTATTCATAATAACTGTACTAATTCCCCAAGACTGTCTCATTTCTCCCTCTCCAGTTAGATATGCACGCTTGCTGGCTGTCTGAATAGCCATTCTGGCATAATCTTTTACTGTATGCCTGCTGCCATTCGCATATTCAATACAGTTAATACCAGCTTTAAGAAAATCTCTTGTAGCCATATCAACTGCTTTCTCATATGTTCCTGCACCCGTATTCGCATACACCTGAGCATTGAATATTATCTGCCGGTATTTATCCTCCGACATTCTTAGCATAGAATGTTCAGCTGTAATAAAATCTGCCTTTGTGGCTTTTATAAGTGCATCTAACTTCCTGGTATTTAATTTGAAAAAAGCACCCTCAGTGCCCTGTGACACTTTAGATGCTTTAAGTCCTTTTTTTATTGCTCTTAATATCTTCTGTTCTTGCTCTGTACCGCCTGCCTGTCTGGCAGCAAATATCATAGCCTCTATTGAATCATTGATATTACTGAATGACTTTTTAAACTTCTTTTTGTTTTCAGCCTTATATCTCTCCAACGCCTTTATCTGTTCCACCTGCCATTGTGTCCAGTTAAATCCCTCTTTAGTCTCCTCTGCCCTATGGTGTTCAAGATTCCGTATCATTGAAGCTATCAGCTCATCTTCTATGGCTCGAAAGGCTTTCTCTATGTCATAATCTGTGTTAAGTGCCATAAGCTACCTCACTTGTTATCAAAACCTGTGAAACTGTTATCAGTGCCATCCACTGAGAAGCTATCTGCCTGCATATTAAGTGCCGGCTCTTCCATATCAGATATACCCTGCTCAGCCTTAAGCCTGGCTATCTCTTCCTGCTTCCATTCATCATCCTTGGTATCTCCATACAGCTCATCAACAGATGCCTCTATGCTCATAATACCGCCCTGCTTTGCCTTGCTGACTGTTTCTACCTGGCTCTCAAAGCTTGGGTTCGCATATTCGCCAAATGTTACATCTATATCCGTATCCCTAATTGGTGTCTTATTAAATGTATCCATAGCCTTAAATACTATATCTACAAGCTTTGGAAGCACCTTCTGCAACTGGCCTACAATGTTATTTCTGCTATATAATGTTGCTTTTTCCTTTTCTCTCTGTGCTTCCGCATTATCCAGCTTCTTAACATCTATACCCAGCGTTGATGGGCTCATAATACCTTGTAAACAGAGGTCTAACGCTGTTATATATGTTGCAAGGTAACTCTCGTGGGGAATATTACCCTGTACTAGGTCTATTTTATTAGTTTGTCCCTCTTTCATACTTACCTCTGTACTTATATAAGCATTATCAAAGGCATTGGGCTTTAGCACCTTTCCTGTGTATGGATTTCTTGGGAGCATATTTTCTGGAATGTATTCCTTTGTTCTGTTTTTCCTTAAGGCATCCATCCACTGTGACCAGGCCTCGTCTAGTGCGTCAAAATTATCTATTTTGGCGTCAAATATGCTCTTGCCTCTTCCTTCATATCTGGCTGATTTATAAAACATCATAGGAACTGCCATCATAAAATTGTCATTCCATACTACATCTGAAAGCCCTGCAAGTTCAGGCACTGTATCCAGAGGACATTCCCTGTCTCCATTTACAAGCTTATATCTAACATATCCTATTCCATAATGCTCAAGAAGAACATATTCCCTTGTTCCACTATGGTACACTGTCTTAAAAATGATTTCTCTTACCCTGCCACGGTCTCTTATAATTTCTATCTTATCTCCCGGATAAAATTCTATAATTGGATATTGGCTTAAGGTTGTATCAAAAGATATTTTAAACGCCCCATCTCCTATATAGAGTGCTTCTGTAACTGCCTGTTTTACCAGCTCTATAAAATCATTTTCTTCTGCAATCTTGTCCCATTCTTCCTGTCTGCTGCCAGTGTCTATTAAATTCATATCATCAACAACTATACTCGCCAGCATATCACACAGCATAGCTGGCAATCCAACGTGTATTTTTCTTATCTCTAACCCCGCTGTACTTGTTGCCGACCAAAATCTTGTACGATCTCCTGCCAACTGTTTATACAATTGTGCAAGTTCCTCACTTTCACCTCTGTACCATATTCTGTTTTTAATAGCATTTCCTTCATAATCAAGCGTTTCCTGTAATGTAAATGTTCCATTCATTGCCGGCTGTATACGCAGCCACGTCCTTATTCCTGCTCTTACCTTTTCTGCCATACTTGTAAATATATTCACCTCACTCACACTCCTATGTCTTATTCTCTATTCCTATCTTGTCGCGATAAGGAATCCAGCCATACTGTACACTGTTTACCATATGGTCGTTACCGTCCTCTGGCTCACAGTCCTTATCCTCCAGCCACGAATACACCTCTAATTCAGTCTTGTAATTCGTACAGGTATCGACAATATAAAAGCTTGGCTCTCTGCCCTTCTTGTCATTAAAGGACATCCAGCCAAGCTGTAAGTTAATTCTATCTATTATAGTTACTTTCTTATACGCATTGTTAAATATATACTGGCAGTCAATATGTTCTCTTTTATACTTTGCGAACTCTGTTATTGTTGCCTGGTCCGCATTATCAACGAACACATTCTTTGCCATTCCGCCCCATTCTTTTCTGTTACGCTCCAGAAAGTCAATGTAATTCTTTACTGTATCAGACGGAGCTATTGGAATATCAAGTTCTGCATTGTTATACACCTTTTCATCCAGCACTATCAGCTTGCCCTTGTTGGTTATTCCCATAAATGACATTGCAATAGTATCTGGGCTCTTTGTTGAATAAGCTGTATCTAAGCCACTGGTAAATATTATGAAATATTCGTCCTGTGTTACATCAGACGTGAGGTTGATGTATCCCTTAGCCTGCTCTTTTGTAATAATATGCCTATTGCAGAAATTAGAAAAGACAAGACCGGTAGCCTTGCCTCGTAATCCCAATATCTTATTCTTGTATATCTTAGTACCAGGCGGATAGCTTAATTTCTTCTGTTCTATCTTCTCAGGTGTCATAGATATGTTATCTTCCATCCTGAAAAACCAATATACCCATCCTTTAACCGGTTCAAAAGCATTAAGGTCTTTCCATATTTCTTCCGGTACGTCTGCTTTGTACTTATCAATCGGTCTTGCGTGATTGATGTACTCTGAATATATTGGCAGCGTAGGCGCATCCGGATTAAGTGTACCTACAAAGTATTCAGAACGTCCGAATATCTCCCGTATGAAGTCTATGTTAGCTGTATTGCACTCATCTACCCACACACATCCAAACTGTGAACCTAAAGCATTTTTCCACTTACTGGCATTATCATAGCCAAGAACATATATTATCTTGGTACTGCTGCCAGTTTTGAATTTAATGTGTGGAAGTTTATTTTCTTTATCGCCATTACCACAGTATTCCAGATTGGGAAATATCTGCAGCAATCCCATATCAGCATTTATTATATTCTTCTCAATAACACCTGTTGTATTACCAGCAATAACATGCAGCTTCATATCTGATTCAGCTACATTCATAATGAACTTAACAGCTACTGTTGTTGTCTTTCCGGATGCAGTTGAACCCTCTAAGAACTCTGCTCTTGCAGGTGTGTCTATGTAATCCCAGTACTTATCACTTAGAAGCATCTGGCTCACCCCTTGCTTTACGCTGTGCTAATAGCTCTGCGAGTTCATTTTTAGCTGTGTCATTTACATTTGCTTCTATTCTCTCAATAGGATTAAGCCCTGCTCTATCCATTAGATCCTTTGCCGCAAGATATGCAACCATCTCATTTTTTGAATTTAATAGTTTTTCCTGCTTTCTAAACGCTTTAGGGGCAGCATATTGCAGGCTTGAGCGCATCATTCTGTTGTATTCATTGCGGAATTCTTCGTTATTTTTCTTCCAGTCACATATCGTTTTAGGAGAAATGTTAATTGCCTCTGCAATTTCTTTGTCTGTTAATTCGCCCTGAACCATTAATTCCAGGCACTTTATCTGCTTTGGTTTCATTTCTTATGTACCCCCTTTCTATTAACATTTATTAACATTTTTTATTTTCTCTTACTTAAGCACAATAAAAGGTACTGACAACTTAATGCCAGTACCTTTTAGAGGTGGATAGTTCTCATATTCGGAGTAATATTGTCAGTTCTTACTGACTCTATCTGAGAAAATTTATTCGTACTATATACTAGTCCGTGGTTCAACATTTCTCTTTATTTGTTCCAGTTTATATATTAACACAGAAAAAGCGGACAAATCGGACAAACTTCAAATTTCTTTTAAAAATCTCTCTATAGCTTTTCTACAACTTTCTTCTGTGTGATGTTTTCCCATTCTCTGTGCCACCTGAATCCAGGTTAAATCATCAAGAAATCTATACTCAATCATTCTTCTTATTCTGCTATTTTCAATTTTTTCTATAAATTCCTCAACTTCATTTGTTATCTCTAATAATTTCATTTCATATTTTTGTAACTGACCCTCTCTTGCTATAAGCAATGTCCTTTTCCTGCTATACTCAGGATATGGATATCCCTCTATCTTATAATGCTGTATACCTCCATCCCCACCTGTAACAGAATCAATTACACTCATTTGCTCCTTTTCCATTTTCTCAATCTCTCTTATTAACCTATCTCTTCTTGTTCTTATGTAATCATATTCCTGTTTTATGTCACAATACTGTATTAACGCTTCCCTAATATCTGCTGCCATATCTCTTTACTTCCCTTCTCATTTTTATAATTTTCTTGCACAATATATATATCTATGATACAATACATATGTTCTATTTTTGAGAAAGGAAGCTGACAGCGTGGTAATTGGAATTAGGCTATCAGCTTCTCTTTTTTTTGTGTGATATTATTTTGTATTGAATAAGTATTTGTTAATAGTTCTATTTTTCTTTTATCTCTTGTATTTCTGTTGTGTGCCATCAGCCATTTTTACTATTTTATGAATCGCCTCCCCTTTTACCATTTTCTGTATACAAGCTCATCCTCATTCCATTCCGGATAAAGCTCCTGCAAATACTGTCTGAATATCTCCAACATCTCCTTTCTCTTTCCTTGATTTCCATTGTCTAACATATTATGGTGAAACTGACATCCTATAGCTCCATTCTGCGGTATTCCTAAACCGCCTCTTGACCTTGGTATATAGTGCATAACGCTTAGTATTTGCTGTGAATACCACGTTGAACCCTGCATATTGTATTTCTTAATGCAGAAAATACACTGGCCGAAGTCTCTTGCATAGATTTCCTTTCTTGCTTTTTCTGTAAATTCGTGTGCTCTTGCCTGTTTTGATTTTCCCATTTCTCTTCTAACTCTCCTACAAAACCAATTGTAATTCTATTATTCATTGCCCTGCACATCTCAAGCGTACAGCCTGTTGAATGTTCCCACCCTGGTGCAAATACTGCCACATCACACATATCAAGCATAGAAATACATATATTCATAATTTCTTTGTGTGTTGTATCCTTGGGAAGGTTCTCACACACCTTTACCGGGTTAATTACTGTATGTCCCTGCTCTGTAAGAACTTTTTCGATTGCCTCTGCTCTCTCCTTATAGTCGGATGTTCCTGTTACTGGTAAACTTATATATACTTTCATCTGCTGCCTCCTTTTAGCTGTTCAAGCTCTGTCTTTATGTTTTCTGCTAATGCTATAAGCCTGTCTATAATGTTGTCTGTAATATAACTGTTAGCTTCCAATGTGAATTTAATATTTGATGCCGCAGTTATAATATTGTTCTTTATATCAGATTTTGATGTGAGAGGCTCAACTATCCCCTCAACACGTTCTACTGGCATAACATCAGGATAATCTGCAATATTCTTCTGTCCTTCAACCTGCTCATCTACAGGCTCAGCTTCTATCTTTATCGGCTTTTCAGGCTCCTGTGTCTCTATAGGAGAGGCTTTGGGAACTGTCTTTTCTATATCGTGTATCTCCTCCTGCTTTGCCTTTACAACCTTCGTTTTCTTTTCTGGCCTTTTTATATCAGCTTTGGAACTGTGTTGCACCGGTGCAACTAGGGGGTTTTTCTCAGGATATTCTTTAGCATATATCAGCTGCCATACTGCCTTGGCATCAGCCTCACTATTTATTATGTTCCTGCCTGCTATGTTCATTGTGGCAATGTATACTTCCTGTGGATTGTATGTATCCTTCTCTGATGTCCTAAGGCTTACAACTGCTATATCCTCTCCCTGCTTGAAAGAAACTGCTTTTCTTCCTGCTCCCTGTATTCGTACTGAATAAATCATATCTCCCGCAGGTGCAAACATATCCACAATGTTGTCAGCATTTAATTTCTCGTGTGTAACTGCATCATATATGCTTTCATATACCTCTATATTCTCTTCACATATTTTGTATATAATCTGCTCAAGCTCTGACTTTTCGGTATCTGTGCCCTCAGCATATACTTCCAGATCACTTATTTTCTTTTCCTCATCAACTTCCGCTTTGAGTGTCTGTATTTCCCTCTTGGAATACTCTGGTGTAAGCTCCTCATTAAGTTCATCTGGAAGTTGGAGCATAATAACAAGCTTGGCATACCCAAAACCTTTATATGACGTCTTAAGCACTGGACTGTTGCCATTTTCCGAGAACCTGTCATTAATGCTTATAAAACGTGATACCATTGTCTTATCCAGACCATACTCCACCCTGGCAAATTCGATTACGTTAGTATATGCAGACCATTTTAGAATATCTGTATCTCTTGCCAGCTTTAACAAATAGCCAATTCTTACGAACCCCTCAGCAGTTTCTTTCATCTGCTTATCAAGTGCCGTCTTATATTCATCATAATTCCTAATTTCTTCTAATTCATTCATCCTGCTTTCCCTGCCTTTCCTGCAATGTGAGCTACATAAGCCTTTAAGAAGCTGTCTATTGTCTCTTTGTCTGGCTTGGTATCCCTTATTCCATACCACTGCTGTACCTTGTTATTTTTATATTCCACTGTAATATATGGTTTATCTGGCTCATTTTCGTGCCTTATTACAAGTATTATTGCTTTATTCTGGTTATAGTTGCTTAAATACCTCTGATGGTCATCACCCACACAATGATGTAAAATACGTCCTTCCATAACAACTTCTCCTGCATCTCTTGCTGGTCTTATAAGCAGTCCCGACTGCTGCCAGGTATATTTTGTTGTAACTTTCGCTGAATTAACCTTTATCCTTGCATATTTCTCATTCATCTGTTTAATGTATTTGGCACTCTTTGCACGTTCCATCTTCTCTCTTAACTCTATGTATGTTTTGTGAAGTTCTCTCGGTCTTAAATACACTGTATTGCTAAGATCATCTCCATTAGCTTCCCTCGCTCTTAAGTAATCATCATATTCTGTAATAGCATCTGCCAGAATGGCGTGTTCTGGTATATTCTTATTAAGATAGTTCAATAGCTTTTCAGGGCTCTGGTACTTTAAAATGTGCTTTAGCTTATCTGTAGATGCAGTTATATACAATCTTGTAACAATCTCTACATTATGCTGTGTAAAGGGTATTTTTCTGTAATTCATAATTTTAATTACACTTAATGCAAGCAGTTCCTGTTCGGACTCCCTTAAATACCTTAACTGTTCAGTTGTTACTCTTAAAATTCCTGCGGCTGTTTTTGCTTTTTTATTAATATCTCTTGTTTGTCCCTTCGCAAAAATTAACCTCCTGCATATCTGTGTAAGGCCTATTTTGTATAACTGCTCTATCTGCGGTGCGTGTGCATAAGCAGTAAGAGTATCATATCTTGCCAGTATATATCTTTCCTCTCTTGCACCTGCCTCACTTATAAGCTTATATGCTGTTGCTGGGATGTATCTTAAATCACTTTTTTCAACTGCCTCGCAGTAATTAACCTCATACAACTTTCCTGACCTGTATATGTCTAGATTTTTACTCTTCCACCATTTTCCTGTATTACAGCTATTGTCATATATCCTCTCATAATCTCTTCTTAAGAACACCCTGCCATACTCCAGTATCTTTTTAGTTAATATACTGCCTGGGCTTCGTACTGCTCTTACTGAGTAAGCTCTTATTACAAGTGTTTCATCTTCTGCTGCCTGATACAAAAGCACTTCAAACACCTGATTTGTAATCTTTGCACGCCCCCAGTTAAGCAGTGTCCCTTTTCTTTTGCATTTTGGACACTCTTTTGATTGATATCTTCGTGGCACAATATCCACCGATGGACCTGCATAAGCTTCTGTGGCTTTTATTCGCCTTGTAAATTTTTCTCCACACTGACAGCAATAATAATCTGCATAACTGCCATTCCGCTTGTAATAAATAATATTTCCAGCTTCTATGTATCTGTTAATAGTTTCATCTAAGAGCTTTGGTTTTTCAGGCATAATAGCAAATAACTTTTCTTTTTCATTTTCTTCTTTTAACATTCTTTCTGATGTTTTAATATCAAATGCTTTCTGCTCTATTGCATATATTAAATCTTCGTTATCCCATCCAGCAGGTATTTTCTTTGCATACCATTCTTTTAGTATCTGCTTATCCACTCTGTCTATACTGGCTTTTCCCAACTCTCTTGAATATGGTCTGTTCCAGTCAATCGATATACAATCCCATTTTTGATTTTCATAATTAAAATGTGCATATTCTTTGTCATTCACTGCCATTCTGTACTTTATTGCCCCTGCGATATAAAGGTCTATTATCAGATGCTTTTTATTATCAATATCAATAACAGCTGCTGTCAGTTCTCTATCTGATACAGGTATTCTGCCTTCATATGCTAATATTTTCTGCTTTTTCACTATCTGCTGCCTCCAAGATAATATTCATCTATAAGCTTGTACGCTGTTGCCATTCCGGGGATACCCATTTTTACATTGCTATTTCTTATGCCCGCCTGTTTTACTATATTTTTGTCTACATCATACGAATTGGTGAAACTCCATTTTAGAAGTGCCGCTATACAGCCTTTAATGCTCTTGCCTTTTGTTCTTACCGCCACAGCCATATCTTCGCACTCTGTACACCTCTTTTTTATGTAGGTAACCCAGTCTTCTATTATCTCTTTAGGCTGCAACTCCTCTGTCTCAACCTCTATTTTTCCAAATGCAGCCATCAGCGGAGAACATAATTTATCCACCATTCCATCTATATAGTCCTGCGCATCATCTTCATCTATGCCATTTTCTCTTGCTATTGTCATAACTGCATCAGTATCACCTTCCTGTAATTGTGCTGCTGCCGCTTCGTTTATTTCTTCTGCACTGTTAAACTCTCCGAATATATCAAACATCTTCATACTCCTTTACTTTCTCTATATGCCCTTTTAACCAGTTTCTGTATGAATGTTCCTCTTGCAGGCGAAATTCATACTTATGTCCTGCAAGCAGTTCATCCAGCTTTCTCCATTCATCTGCGTTTGCCACATCACCGCCTTTTGCTGTTTTATAATTATTCTGCTTCCACTTGTCTGGCCAGCCAGCATTAAAAGCATTTGCCACATAAGGAGACTCTGTATATATAACCAGTTCACATTTTTCTTTCATCCGTTGTAGTGCTTTAATAACTGCTATTAGTTCTGCCCTATTAGGCTTCATATCATACAGCAGTTCTGTGCTGTCCAATGTTATTGGCTCTTTATCTGTTACAAGTTCTAATATGTAGCCTATAATGCCATTCTGTACATTTAGTCCCTTAAAGGTTGTTGCTGTATATATGTTTACCTGTCTCATTGCTCCTCCTTATGGGTCATCCTGTAATCGTAATAGCTTGTACTCTGTATAATGCAGATAATTCATTCCTGTATAAGAATTTGTCCCCATTACTATCGACAATGGATCTATAAAATATCCTGGTGTCGGCTCCGGACCATTTTCTATAATCTTTCTCATCGTCCTTCTGCTGTAATCAGTGCGTTCTGGCTCAGGACGTACCAAATTCCTTGAACAGGAATACTTAACAAGTTCTTTCTGTTCCTGTACGCTGAACATATTAAGCTGTTCGTATTCTTCCGTATTTTCTTCCGGCTGTTTAACGATATACTCTGCCAGATCTGCATATCCGCCAGTTTCATATATGTTTTGATAGTTAACGTGGCCAAACCTTTCCCAGCATTTTGTTATAATCTTATCTGCACCTGTAACCCTGTTTATAAGGATATGTATATGCACACCTCCGAGTGCTCCTACCTCAATTCTGTATATATACTTCACAATCTCATTGATGCTCTTATATCTTGTTCTGAGACTTCTTAAGAAACTGTTAAGGTCTTTCCTTACTTCGTCGATGCTTTTCCTTGTTCCCTTCGGATACTTTAAGGTTGTCCATAGATCTCCCTCCTTAAAGTTTGCTTTTATTAATCTTCTTACTCTCTTTTCTTTATTCCTCTGGTTCTGCTTTCTAATCTGCTCCTGTGTTGCTTTCTGTCTTTTATGGCGTTTCTCGCCCTTAGCTCCATAATTACCAATAAATTTATACTCATACTCATTAGAGCCAGGGAAGCGCCATACATCTTTTCTGTAAGCCATACCTGTCTCCTTAAATGTCCTAACTTTAATATATTTATAAAGTTACAAAGACGAGCCTGCACCCGCTTGACTTTCAGTGAACTTACACATATAATAAATATGAGATTTATCTATATGTGTTTTGAGAAAGAGCCGGTATTCCTTGTACCAGCTCTTTTTCTATTATTCATCTATACTTTGCTTACTTTTACATATATAGTGTCTGTTATTGTTTTATCTATATAGACTTCCGCCTTTATCTTTCCATACTCTTCTGCCAGCCTGAATAATCTGTCATACAGGTTATTATACGGAACTGCCACAAAAGATGTTATCCAGTTCTTGTCTCTTGGCTCTTTCTCAAAACTCTCTTGTGCCTGTGTATATAACAAATCTACTCCTTTCTGACATAACCTAACGAAGTCAAAGCCTGTTCATTAAGCCGCTGTCCGTACTCTTTCTTCTCTTTGTCCGACAGTGAATCGTAATCAATAATCTTGTCACCATCTATAATCTTTATTACTATGTTCACACTCTCACCTCTGACTTGTGGTTACTGTCTTATATGCTTACACTGAATGTCCTGATTACACATTATTAAGGTTTTATGTCCATATCAACAGGAGCTTCTGTATGAAAATACATCTTGTAATGATATGGGTCTGAATGTGTTCCTGTTATATCCTCAACAACATACATTGTGTAATCATTGAGATATATGTAATTCTTTCTGTATTCATCTGCACCTGTCTTAACTGTGCATACCAGCTCATTATCACTATCATTACTTATGCTCATATAACCTTCTGCTTCCATAATGATTTTGTCTGTACGCGCATTGTATACTGTTATTTTTCGTTCGCACTCAAAATAATCTGCCTGCTTGGACATATTGTAATTAACCTTGTCTGCCTCACTACAGCCTGTCATTGTTAATGAGACACCTAATATTAAAGCCGCTAATATTGTGTTTTTTCTCTTTATCACTTTCTGTCTCCTTGTATAAATATCTTGTTTAATCCTGTTCTAGCTCCTATACTTTAATCACAGGCTATTGCCGTAGCCGAGTAATCACGAAAGGAGTAGCTTATTATGATTAACAATGATGTATTACTTCAAAAAACAGTTGAAATAACAATTGCTAAGTTATCTAACTCATCAGTACACGCTAATAAAGAAGGTGGTGCTGCTGTTGCTGATTTTATGCAACAAATCTATGATAAGTTGGCTGAACTAAGCAAAAATGATTTTTCTAAATAATTTGTTATTTCATCTTGGCTCTTGCTGTTATAAGCTCTGCAAGAGCCTTTGTTTTATCCGCTATTTCGTTTTCATATAAGCTAGATGCACTATTATTTTTCACAATATCTGTTATATGAATAGCTAATTCTGTTATCAGCAAATCTACCTGTTCTTTCACGCCCAAACCTCCTATCCAAAAAGTATTACAATCACTAGCACAGCTATTGAAAAATATATTGGGAAGTTAGGATGCCTCTCTCTGAATGGTATCCTTATAACTTCATAATGCTTAATGCCAGATACTTTCATTTTCTTTATAGCTGATACCGCCTGCATAAATGTCTTGGCTTTCTCTTCTATGAATGGTTCGTAGCTACGGATAATGTACTTATATGTTTTCTTTTCAATCACTCTCACCTCCTTGTTATATTACTTGCTTAAAATAATTCTTGAACTTATGTTCAATTTTTGTTAACATTAACTTGTCCTTATCGGGCAGGAAAGGAGACTCTATATGCTACTTATAGAAAAACTTATCTGCCCTGTTCTTTTTAGTTAAGGTTGCAATTGTGGTTACCCAAAGCACGTTAAACTGGGGTATAATGTAATAATTGATATGGCGTAACAAATGCTCGCAAGAGTAACGGGTTGGAACTGGTTAATAAATCCTCACTATATCGGGATGTTCCTTGATTTCCACCAGCTAATGGGCAGGTAATTAATGCTGAACTAAAACAGCATAAGTGGTGGAATACTTGATAGAAACACTTAGCGTTATTATGTGTGATGAAAATCTGCAAAGTATAAAAAGTAAAAAAATTTAGCACGAAACTGTTAGAGATAACGCCTCTGACAGTTTTTTGTTTTATCCTAAATTTCTTATAAAGAAATACTTTGCTATATCCTTATCTTCTATCTTCAACAACTCTTTCGCTTTGTATATTTCACTCTGTGTCCATTGTCTTGCACCTGTAAGTTTTAGCGATACACTTCTTTCAGATAATCCCATTTTCTTTGCAAAACTAATTTGATTTCCATATATCTCTTTAATTCGATTTTTCAAATTTCGATTATCGAATTTTACATCCACATTTACGCCTCCTTGTATGTTACTTGCTTGGAATATCTTCTGTTGAAAATAAATAATCCATAGTGAAATTTGGAAACTGAGCTTTTATTGCAAGCATTTCACTTCTTTTAAACTCTGTATTTCCAGCCATTTTATTTTTTAGGCTTTCATATGTCATATTTGTTTTTTTTGAAAGTTCTTTGATTGTCATTTTCTTTCTTGCCATTTCGGCGCTTAAATTATTAAACAATTTTATTTAATACTCCTTTCTATTACCCTGTGTCGTAATTTCATTATCATTATATACCCTATATCGTAATTGTCAACCCTAAAAGATAATTTTTTTACTTTGTAGGGTAATTTTTATTTACAAATATGATGAATAGAGTTACAATCTAATTACAACGGAGGTACACATATGGGATTTACAGATAAGTTAGATTTACTTATGAAAGAAAAAAAAATTAACAAAGCAGAATTAGCAAGAGAATCCGGAGTTCCTTATACTACAATAGATGGTTTTTACAAAAAAGGAAGCGACAATGTAAAATTATCAACCTTGAAAAAGCTTTGTACTTATTTTAATTGTTCTCTTGACTATCTAGCAGATGATACTATTAATGATCCACAAACAATAGCCGCTCATTTTGACGGAGAAGAATTTACACCAGAAGAATTAAATAAAATAGAAGAATTTGCTAATTTTGTTAAATTAAGCAGAAAATAAATGAGAAACAAAGGGGATGAATTAATTTGACAGAATACGAGAAGTTATTATCCAATGCAAATGATAATGATGTTACAGTGTATGATGACTATAATTTGAAGGGAACAAGAATTAAAGGATTATATTGTGATGGCACTGTTGCTATAAGTAACGACTTAAGAACTCAAAAAGAAAAAGCCTGTGTCCTTGCTGAGGAACTTGGACACTTCTACACTTCCACTGGCAACATATTAGATATGTCAAATACTTCTAACAGGAAGCAGGAATTAAGAGCTCGTCTATGGGCTTATAACAAACAAATAGGCTTAAGAGGTCTAATTGATTGCTATAAAGCCAATTGTAAATCTATTCACGAAATGGCTGAATATCTTGATGTAACGGAAGAATTTCTACTAGAAGCCATTGAGTGCTACCGCTCAAAGTATGGAGTGTATGCTAAATTAGATAATTATTTTATTGGCTTTATACCTACTTTATACATTATAGAAGAATACAGACAAGCAACAGATTAAAAGTATTGCATATGTCCCTGCTTTAACTACCAGCGAATAATGCAGGCATATTACTTCCTAATATTAGTTTTAAATTCAAATACAGAATAAGGGGGATTTATTATGAGATTACCAAAAAAAGATATTAAAAGTTCTAATATAAAAAATATCAATGATATAGTAAAAATAAATATTAATGACACTATAGATGGAATTCCTTCCTATTATGCCTTACAAAGACTTGCAACATCCTTTAAAAGAAATAAAGAAATGGACTTAGCTATTGCCTGTCTAAAACATTCTAATCAATTATCGGATATGTATGACAGACCACCCTTATTAGAGAAAGATTATTTACGTCTAATTAAATTTCTTCAACAGAGCAATGACTATGAAACTGCTGAAATTGAATTTAATAATATTTGCATAAAACATCCAGAATTTGCAGATAAACGTATATCTAACTTAGCAAGAATTAATGAGCAATTAAATAAAGCTAAAGAATTCAAATGTGATACTGTATTTTTAACAACCAATAGCACTTGTCCTATTTGCTCTAAATACAACAATCAAAGATTTTCTATTAAGGGGAAAAAATATCCTAAGCTACCGCCTGAAATTGTTAAAAATGGTGGCTTCGATAAAGATTGCATTATAGGATTAACCTTAAATATGAATGACTTGCTAAATTAATCAAATTAATGTTTTCTAATTAACATTCTACATAATAAATAGTTGTCATTATGGTAAAGTTACCGCTCTGATTAAGATTTAATATTTTGATTAACACTATAATTAGGAGCAAAATGAAACATATTAAAAATGGAGACTATGATAGGCAGTGTAAGGACGTTCAAGTTGTGGAAATATCTGCACATCAAGTTTAAATAGCATTTTGCCAATATCGGGAAAATTGAGACAAATTAATCTTATTTAGATATAATAACTATTATTTTTAAATGGAGGCATTACTATGAGTGAAAAAGAACAAATTGGACATATTATTAAAATAATTGATGAATATAGCGTTATCATTGATTTAGGCAATAATATTGTTAATAAAAATGATATGGTCTATATATATGAAAAAAACAACGCTGTAAAAGATTTAAAAGGTAATATTATTGGCAGATACGATATATGTAAAGGAAAACTTTGTGTTACTGAAGTGTATAATAATTTTTCAGTATGTGAAGCACTCCCATCTATAACTGATAAATATACTGCACTTTATAATCATTTAGCTCTATCACCTCTTTTAGAATCTTCAACTAAAAGAAAAAAGCTCAATATAGATCCTAGTATTATAAATAAAATCAAAGCTGAAGATAATGCAATTCGTATAGGTGACATTGTAAAAACATTTTAGTTCTTGACAATTTATATGCCAAATGGTAAGATATTTTCAAACAGAAATGGTCGTTGTTAAATGACTGGCGGAAATCCCTCTTACCATTGTATGGAAAGGGGGATTTTTTCTTTTATGAATACAGAATATGATAAACCATTTAAAACATATGATGAAATGCTTTCTTTGATGGAAAAAAGAAATATTATCATCAATGATAAAGAGTTTGCTAAAAATGCTTTATCTAATTTATCTTATTACAGTTTAATTAACGGATATAAAAACACATTTTTACAGGTAAAAGGAACCGATGACTTTATCGAAGGTACAAAATTCGAAGAACTTTATACTATTAATCAGCTTGATGTTAGCCTTAATAATATAATTTTTAAATATATTCTATATTTAGAACGATCATTAAAATCTAAAGTATCTTACATAGTATCTCAATCATTTGGTGTTTATACAGATAAAAATGATATATCTTGCACAGATTCTAATGATTATTTATATTATAAAAATTACAGTTCTTCGACTGGAAAAAGAATTGATATAGTTAAAAAATTGAAGAATTGTATAATTGAAAACCATCATAATAATATTATTGAACATTATATAAACACTAAGAATCATATTCCTCCATGGATATTAACCTATAATATTCCATTTGGATTAACGATTGAATGGTATTCTATATTAAAAAATGCAGAAAAAAGCTATGTATGTAGTGCTTTTATTTCTTCCGAAACACTCTCTATGGACGAAAGAAAAGAATTTTTACGCCAGGCATTATTATTAGCTCGTGAATATAGAAATAAAATTGCACACGGAAACCGAACATTTAATATATCCGGCTTACCTGTGCTTCCAAAAAATCAATTATTAGAATTATCTCATTACGCTGTATCCTCTGAAGAATACAATAATGGATTAGCTCAGTGCGATTTGCTTTCTATATTGCTTTTACTTGTTATCCTGCTAAATGATAAATATTTATGTGCCAATTTATTATCTGACTTAACATCACTCTTTGCACCTTATGAGCAACATCTTTTTAATAATAAAAATATTTATGAAATTTTCAATTTACCAAATGATGTTCTTATGCGCGTAAAGAATCTGATAGATAATATATATAATATGCCACTTGAAGAAGCTTTATCTCAAAGCAATACATAACATCATAAAATAAAAGCCCCTGTGCTACCAACACAAGAGCTTTTACCACGATACTTACATAAGCTGTGCTTATGATATATACCGCCCTGAACAAGCCATATTATATCATTCATAGCACCGCTTTTGCAAGTGGTGTTATTTTTGTACCCATTTTTGAGTTGCACCGGTGCAACTTGCATATATTTTACAGAAAGGATGATTAATATGGCTAAGGATATACTTAATATGAAATCTGCGTGTGCTTATATCCGTGTATCTACTGACAAGCAGGAAGAGCTTTCTCCGGATGCACAAAAACGTCTTCTGATAGACTTTGCTAAAAAGAATAATATGTCACTTCTGGCAAGTAATATCTATCTTGATAATGGTATTTCCGGCAAGAAAGCTGATAAAAGACCAGAATTTATGAAAATGATAGGAATGGCAAAAAGCAAAGAACACCCTTTTGATGTCATTCTTGTATGGAAATTCAGCCGATTTGCGCGTAACCAGGAAGAGTCTATCGTATATAAGTCTTTACTGAAAAAGAACCACGTTGAGGTTGTGAGCATATCAGAGCCTTTGATTGATGGTCCTTTTGGAAGTCTTATTGAAAGAATAATTGAATGGATGGATGAATACTACTCTATCCGTCTCTCCGGAGAAGTTCTACGTGGCATGACAGAAAAAGCATTAAGAGGTGGCTACCAGTCTTCCCTTCCGCTGGGTTATAAGATGAATAAAGACACTGGCATTCCATACATATATGATGATGAGGCTGTTATCGTACGTAAGATTTATCATGATTATATATCCGGCCATAGTTACTTAGAGATTGCCAGGGAGCTTAATTCTCTTGGGTACCGGACTAAACGTGGTTCGACATATGAAGGACGTACTGTGGAATACATATTATCCAATCCATTCTACTATGGTGCTGTAAGATGGAACAGACAGAAACATGATGACCATACTATTAAATCTGTTAGCGACTGGATCATAGCAGAAGGCAAACATGAATCTCTGATTGATAAAGAGACTTGGGATGAAGTCCAGCATCTTATAGCACTGAGAAGCCGTCCTTACAAAGCAAGAGCTGCAGGGCATATGAAACACTGGCTGGGTGGAATTGTCAAATGTTCAGATTGTGGTGCATCGCTAATGGCTGGACTTAATGCTACACGTTACCAGTGTGGCAATTACAGCAAAGGAAAATGTTCACATAGTCACTATATTAAAACTGTCGCGCTTGAACAGGCTGTATATGAAGCATTTGAACGTGCTTTAAATGGAAGTGTGGAATTGCATTACGAACTTAAAAAAGGCTCAAATGAGCCTGATACAGATGACAGAAGTGTTATCTTAAGTCAGTTGTCTAAACTAGAGGATAAAGAAGCAAGAATTAAACAGGCATACCGGGATGGAATCGACACCTTAGAGGAATACAAAGAGAATAAGCAGCTTCTTAAGGATGAACGTGCTGCACTTGAAAAGCAGTTAGAAGCATTTAATAATACTTCCAGTACAGACTCCAATGCTGCTATGCTTAAGAGCATATCAACTGTATATGACATTATAAAAGATACCTCTAATAATACTCTTACAAGGGCTAATGCTATAAGAAGTGTTGTTGACCATATGGTATATGATAAAGAAAATGATAAATTGGAAGTGTACTTCTTCCTGCAAAAATAA